GTCGAACCATCCAACAGTTAAATACATATGGAGTAATGAATTCTTGCGAGTTAAAAAGTTGACAGGATTTGTTAAATACGATAAAATTAAATTATCTAAGGTTTTCAATCACTTTATTGAAGAAGTAGCAGTTTAACATGGGCAAGACTTTTCAAAAGAATTCTCGTCGTTTTGACGATGAAGTTACCTCTGGTCGTTCGGGTAAACACGCCAAACATGCGAATAATCGCAAAAGCGGTGGAATGAGAACGCTAAATAGTTATGTTGAAGAAGATTATGATGACTATGATTTGAACGATGATGCGTTCGATGACCAGTTTGAGCTTGATGATGAAATTTCAATACAACGTAACGATACTACGCAATATAAAGGAAAATAATATGGATATTCAAACACTACGTAAAATGCGCAACTCTGATTTCGGTGCAATTTCTAATGCATTCGAAAAAGTAGCAAACCCACAAACTGAATCTAAGTCATACGCTGATGATCGCTTCTGGCGTCTCGAAGGTGACAAGGCTGGTAACGGCACTGCAACGATTCGTTTCCTACCACGTGTAGAAGGTGATGAACTCCCATGGGTTAAAATCTTCTCTCACGGATTCCAAGGTCCAACTGGTAAATGGTACATCGAAAATTCTCTAACCACTCTTGGTGAGAATGACCCTGTCGGTGAACTTAACACTCAGCTATGGAACACTGGTTCTGAAGCCAACAAAGAAATTGCACGTAAACAAAAGCGTAAGCTAAGTTTCATCGCAAACATCTTGGTTGTGTCTGATCCCAAGCACCCTGAAAACGAAGGCAAGGTATTCTTGTTTAAGTTTGGTAAGAAAATCTTTGATAAGATTATGGACAAAGCACGTCCAACTTTCGAAGACGAGAAGCCAGTGAACGTGTTTGATTTCTGGGAAGGTGCTAACTTCAAATTGCGTATGCGTAAGAAGGATGGCTATGCTAACTACGACGAGTCTGTATTCAGTGAACCAGCACCAATTGGCGACGACGAGACTATCGTTAATGTTGCACAAGGTCAATACAAGTTGGCAGAATTCTTGGATCGTAAGAACTTCAAGTCTTATGATGAATTGAAGAAGAAGCTGAACGATGTTCTTTCTGGTGATTCTTTTGCTGGAAAGTCTGCTGCACAGATGGGTGAAGAAGAAGACGCACCTCGCTCTGCGCCAGCACCAACATTCAAGTCAAAACCTGCTCCTGCTCCAAAAGCATCGAACAATGATGACGACGAGGATGTTATGTCTTATTTCCAGAAGATCGCTCAAGAAGAATAATTCTTAGCTATGGAAAAGACTAAGGGGAGCATTTAGCTCCCCTTTTTTATGCGTATCTGCGATTCATATAAGTGTTAGCAGACGAATCCTGATTTCGTATTGGAGCACGAATAACCTGATTCTGTGTAGTGTTGTTAGTAACTGGAGCATTAACGACATTAGTCTTGTTACCTTCACCACCAGTTTGTATAGCAGCAGCTGCATTATCTGCAGACTTTTGATCCACCGAGTTTGCTGTTTGTGGAGCAGCAGCTTCTGGTTTAGCACCACCAGAAGATTTTGGAGCCATATCTGCAAATGGATAGTATGGACCAATAGCAACCTTACCTGTTAGTTTAGTGTCAAGTAAAGTAATTTCTGGAATACCGATTTTAGAAAGCATGGACATGAATCCATCTTTCATCGATGTGAAGAATTCTGATACTGGTTTGACGATGTGGTCATTAACCCATGCTGCCATATCACCGATAACTTCTTTAATCTTATCTTTATCAAATAATCCGAATGTTAAGAAGTCTACGATACCAGCAAGACCTGCGATGAGTGCTTTACCGATATCACCAGTCTTCATAAACTCATCAAAGCCATCGCTGATACCTTCCCATAGTGCACCAACGATTGCACCGATGGCGAATACCTTACCTAGAGACTTCAACAAGTTCTTTGGGCTAAAGATAGACTTAAGAGTCTTCATGAAACCTTCACCCAAGAAGTTGGTGATCATATCAAGGATACCACCGCCACCACCCTCAACTGGTTTAACCTTTTCTGGAGAAGCACCCTTTGCACCTGCTGGGCGAGTATTTTCTTCGATTTTAGCAAGTAGATCAGCACTTCGCTGTTGAGTCTTAGCTCCCTCTATCTGCATTTCTTCATTCTGAGTATTTTCAGCAGCAGTTTCAGTTGGTGTTTTCTTTACAGCATCAGGATTAACCATACCTTTAACTGTTGGATCAAAACGCTGAGCACCCATATCAAACTTAGTCATCTGTTCGCCAAGAGAAATGCGTTTGTTTAATAACTCTTGTCCCTTAGGTGTACGACGCATTTCATCTTCGCTAGTGATGCCAGTCTTTTTCTGCCACTTAGAGATTTCAGCCTCGTGTGCCTTCATGTCCTTACTGGCTTTGTATGCACCCTCAGCGTCTTCTTTGGAAGGATTGAAACCCATAGCCTTCTGTTGAGAAGTCCATTCAGATTTTGCAATAGATTTATTAAAGATACCACCAACATTCAGCGCACCAAGAACAGTTCTCTTCAGACCACCATCTTTGATAGAAGTTTTTTCCTTAACTCCCTGAATTTTTTCTTTTAGAGACTTACCCATCTCTTGGAATGCATTACCAGTCGTGTTCATAGTCTGTGAAAGTTCGGCTAGCTTCTTAGCTTCTACATCCCATGATTGTTCCCACTTATCCCAAAGTTCTTCCTCAGTCTTATAGTGACGCTTATTTGTCTTCATCATATCTTTAACTTCATCGAGCAATAACTTCTGCTCAACAAAAGATGCAGCACCTTCAGCTTGCACATTCTTCTGATATTCTTTCGAAAGTTCCAGAAGCTGACGAATAGAAGATAGCTGTCCGAGAGAAGCCTGTTGTGCTTCTAACAGCTGACCCAAACCCTCCTCATTAGACTTAGTCTGCTGACGGATGCTAGAATTAACTGAGCTGTTACTGGTTCTTTTAGGCATTTTACATTCTCTTCTTAGATTCTAATCGTTGTTTCTCTTCTTCCAAATACTGAATCAACATATGGACATATACTTCTCGTTCGAACGGAATCATGTCCTCTAATTCCGAAAGAGAGTATTTGTGATACTGCATCAAAGCGAAATTCATTTTATAGTAGTTCGCCAAACTCTCATGACACAGATTTATTAAAAAAAACTTTGCATTCCCTCCAATGTAACAGAGTGGTGTTTACTGCAGACTGGGCAGTTATATTCAACTGTCTTAGAAATTTTAGGCATCTGTGCAAAAAACTTCTGTAAACTTGCAAACTGTTCATTAGTTAGGTTATACAAAAATTCCAATAATTCTTCTTTGGATTGTTCTTTTGCATAATAAAGTTCATCACCTTGGTAGATGTATTCAATTGAAGAAGCAATAATATCAAAGATACCATCAACATCTTCTACGTTTAGGCTTTCCATTTTCGACATCATATCAAAAGATGGATATCTCATCACGACACCAACATCGCCAAACAGGTCGATCTTTTTGCTGTGTCCTTCTGGGAATTCGACCTGCAAATTTGTCAGGTCGATAGAAATTTTTAGCTTAGCTTTATCATTATCTTCACCATGGTCTTCATCGCATGGGAATAACAACTCAACTATTTCACCAACAGACTTGGCACGAATCTGGGTGAAAATATACTCGATATCGAACATAGCCAATGAGCTGACATCAATCTTATCTAAAACGCATCCTCTGATAACCTGCTTCAAGCTATCGACCATTACGCCGATATCTTCAGATTGTTGAGCGATCAATAGAGCCTTCTCTTCTTTAACTAAGAATGGGCGATATTTAATCTTTTCACCAGTCGAAGGGATTGTCAAACTATACGTTGGCGTAGCCATCATAGGTAAAGCCATAATTATTCTCCTTTAGTCATTTTATTAAGCATTTTATTCAAATCAGCAGTGCTACCAACGAAAATTGCATTGTTGGTAACTTTGTCCCCAGACTTTTTAGTTTCTTTTGGACCATCAAGTTTTTGTTTTTGTTGATGAATGTCCATCAACTGTTGATTCACGTCAGCTAACTGTTTCATTAAGTTACCCACGACTTCGAAGGCACGTGGGTGTTCAGATTGTTTAGCCACATCCAGAGCATGCATTAAAGCAGTCTGTCCTGTAGTTAAAAGTTCACGAAGGTTATTTCTGGCTGTATCATAATCATTCTCCACCTTTTCATTAGGTGGAGTTATGATTTCGCCATCTTTTGTAATCACTTCAGTGCTTTGAGATGGCATTGGAGCCACCCCAAAGACATTTGATAAAGAATCATCTACTTTCATTGTTTAGTCGTTTCTTGTATTTCTCACAGGTGGGTCATCTGGATGAAGGTCATCATTCAACTGACTTGCTGCTGGGGTTGGGGTTGGTTTTGGCATTGATGCGACTGGTTTAATTGCTGCAGGTGCGCTTCCAGCTGTAGTTGTAACAAAACCTGTTGTGGCGACTCCTGCTGACGCAGATACGCTAGGTGTTGCTGGGCTGGTTGATGGTAGTTGTAAGCCTCCATTGTTGGCTCCTCCTAGTTTCTCTTGTGTACGACCATAAGCAGCGATACCTAGAACAGCACCCATTGCGATGTGGTAAAGACCAGCACCTTGTAGGGTTAGTGGTTGCCACTGAGTGACTGGCTGCTTTAGTACGGCTTGCAATAAACTCCATAGGATAGGGAACAATACGAAGTCACAGAAACACGTGCCCATATAGATCCATCCCATCATTGGACGCCATTTACTGTTCATCCAATCTTCTTTTTTCTTTTCACTAGAACTCATTTTATCGTAATCTTCTTGTGCCATCTCGTGTTCCTTAAAATCTAATCTTTGGTAGTTTAGATGTTAAAGAAGGAATCTTAGTCACAGCCCAGCTACCTGCTGAACCAACTGCGAAATTCATTAGTTTATCAGCGACAGTTTTCTTACCAGAAGTGATATCTTCAATATCTGGAATTTCTGCCTTTGCTTCAAACCACTTGTATGCTATAGAAACAGATAACTTCATAACATCCTT